TAACTAATTTTTATTTAACGTTAATACTATAATATAAGAAGAATAATTTAATTATCCAACTCAATTATCTTATAAAGTTTAGTATTAATCCTTTTTAAATCAGGTCCTTTAGTCAGAAGTATGCAGTTCCTGAAGTCACTCCAATTTATACGGTAAGAAGTATCAAGCACACCACCATTTAATTCTTTAATTAAAGTATTTAATGCATTGATTGTATAAAGAGTGTTAGATTCTTTTTTTCTATGAACAAGAATGGTATTATCCAAAAATGTGCTTACGTTTCCAAAGTCCACATTGTAAGTACAGATGTACTCATCTTGGGATTTGGAATATAGCACAAAAATTTTATTGTAGATTATTTTGTACTTCTCTTGTATTGTACTTAGTACTTCGTCCAAATTTTCTTCTACAGAGAAAGTACAGAAAAGTTTATTACTCATATCTTCAGTTAAATGGATAGGATCGATATCGTAATCGAACCCTATATCTATAACGTTTATATCTTTCATATAAATATCATTTTGTTCTATAAACAGAGATCTTTAGAATATTTAAATTTTGTTGGGTATTTTCCACCAGATTCTAATATCTCCTGCAGTTCTTCTAAGGTTTTCTTGCCGTCTTCTTTATGAAAATCAAAAAGTAATGCATCATATGTATACAAAACTAATTTAGTTTTTTTATCCTTGAGATACCTTAGTACATCTTTTAATATAAGAATATTTCTTGAGGTCTCAAGCGATTGCATAATATAATTCATTAATTTCTGAGGATTCATATCTTTTAACGCTTTAGTGAACGGCTTATCACTAATTGGCGCCAAGACTCTTCCGTTAGTTTCGTATTCGGACCAAAGGCTTTTGATAAATCCATCGATTTTTTCAAACACGCTGAGAAAAGCGTATTCCTCTGGTATCTTTCCGTAAATTGCATGAAAGTTAATCTGTTTGGCTTTGTTGTACTCATCTTCTGTAATTTCTTCTTTGTTAAAATATTGTTTTGCTAGCTGCTTATGAGCTGATTCGCTTGTAAGGTCGTACCCAATCTGCTCACAAAGTAGCCGAAGGTGATAACCATCAAAATCCAGCTCAACAAAGTAATCCCCGGTCGGTCTAAATGACTTCCTGTGTTGATTGCTTTTAGGTATAGCAGCGAAATTAACGCTATTATAAGCATTAGTGGGTCTAGAGGTGACATTGTATAAATTATATGAGGTTAAAACTGTATTATCTACTATATTATACAAAGGATCACGTGGTTTAAACATTTCCACAAAGTTTTCATAGTAGATTCCAAGACCAGACTGTTCAATTAAGTAAAATACATTGGTTGCAGTCTTATTATAAAAATCGAAACCAGACGGAATGTCATATTCGATCACATCTTTGACTTTATCGTATACTTTTTCACATGACTCAAATAATTTACTTATAGGAACTAACTTATTTACTTCCTTAAATCCATTGAACTTATTGTAGAAAAAATTTAAATCGTGAGAATACTCTAACTTATCGTATTTAGTCATTGAGTACAGTAACGAAAGATCGATGGCTGACTGTATATTAAAGTAATACAGTAGGTTCTTTTTATCTAACGTATATACATTGGTAGCTTTAGAAAGAATAGCAGAGACACGGTCTCTAGATACATTCATACCTTCATCGTGATCGATAGGAATTATGTATCCTTGCTTGGAGCCTACTAATCGAATGTAAACTGCCACACAAGAGTTAAGCTTAGGATGATAGGAATAGTTAGATGGTATTACATCTACGTATATTCCGAGTCTTGCAAGCTTTTCGAGATTGTCTAACTTATCGTCTTGTTCTACTATATAAAACACGTATAACCATTTTTATTTAATATAACGATTTTTTATTTATAAACCAACTAATAGTTAGTTTTTCACAAACTGAGTAGTATCGGTAAGTGCTTGTTTGCCAATACCGGGTAGTTCTTTTTCAGCTTGATTAATAACATCTTGGTTCTTTGCCTTAATACCAGGATATACATAACCGTTGATTGTTTGATCTTCTAATTCACCTTTTATATACCAGTTTATTTTTAGAGTCTTTCTATAAAGTTTATTTTCCTTTCTTTGCTCTAAGTATTTTGGTTTATCTACTTCGATGATTCTTCTTGATCTAGCATCCATTACAAAATATCTAATAAATGTTCCTTTATTGTAGTCTTCTGCTGTTGGTTTAACATAAACTGTTCTTAGACCTAATGCTTTTTCTTCTGCTGCAGCGTCTTTCACTAGCACTAGAGGTTGAGATTTGCTTGTAACTTCAGAACCTTTGAAGTAATTTCCTTTATAGTCTTGTACAAACTTACCAAGATACTGTCTGCCTGATGAAGGATCAATTAACTTCCCAGGTACTTTACCTCCTACTTTTATTTTATGTTTAGGTACGTATCCCATTATATATTTCTCATTTTAGCTCGAAGATTAGTCTTCCAACCTTCTCTTCCAATTTCGTGATCTACACCAACAATATAAAAAGCAAAGTCTTTATACTTTCTGGGAACTATATCTGTATTGATAGTAAATGTACTAGCAATTTTAAAACCTGAAATACCTTTCATACCGATAGATAGTTCTATAGGTACTGGCAGTCCGTTAGGTTTTTTCTTCTTAGCATTATCTAACTGAATAGCTCTTTTAAGCTCAGCAGAAGCTTCGTTGTATAGCTCTGACCAATAGACGGGGTTGATAACTTCTTTTTCATTTAAATTCTTCCAAGCTTTTTCAAATCTTTCCTTAAAAGGTTCTTTTTTAGCATCATCAGTAGATTCTGTCTTATCACCTCCTTTGTCATCCTGCCCTTTAGATAGTGCATGTCTATCCACACACCCGGCATTAAACTTTAGGATATTAGATAAATTATCATTGTAGTCTGCAGTATTACCTTGAGCAGCAATTGAAACCATACTCGCCATCTCAGAAGTAATTTTACTGTCTACCTTAATATCATGTACTGTGCTTGAAAGACCTGAGACTTGTATTTCCTTTGGTCTACTAGTAGTTGTAGGAAAAGACCTATCATAAACAGTATAAGTTTGTGTTTCATCATCGTAGAATAAATCTAGGTTATTTATTCCTCCTAAGGCAAAATTAATACCTGCAAGTACCGATTTTATAAACTCAAATATACCTTCTCCTGGTTCAACTGGGTTTTCTACAAAAGTATCCATCTTATCTTTTAAATAATAAGTTGATATCATAATACTTGTACAGAAGTTTTCTTTTCCAGCAAGAGCTTTTTGTGCCTTACCTATAATATCATTCTTAGGACTAGTTAAACTAAAATTAGCAAAAGGATAAGAACCGGAAGCTTTTTTAGGAACAAATACATTCAATGGATCACATGAGTAATGACCAGGGAAGGTTACGTATTTTTCTTGAGAATCTGTTTCAAAACCACAAATAACATTCCCGTGGTGATCTTTCATTAACTCGAAAGAGTTAACAATATCCAATAATGCTCCTAATGGTATATAGTTAACAAAAACAGATGAATTATAAAATAATCTTGTAAACGCATAATTTCCTTCTCCTACTGAGGCTCTAAATCCTACTGTAGGCCAATCTTGTCTAAATTTATTAGCAATAGATGAAGCTTTCGCCTCTCTTAACAAACTAAGTAAGAAGCCATCATCTTTTTTAATTTTTTCTAATCGCTCACTAATAAAGTGAACAACACTTTTAGCTTCTTGCTGCCCTTCTTCTTGATCATCGTTTTTTTGATCTTCCGCAGATGCGTGAGTAGTAACGTTACTAGCTTTTAATCCTTCTAGTATTACTCCTTTAGAAATTATTTTAACTGAACAATCATAAGTACCGTCGTTACCTAAAGTCCAATTAAAATTAGTAATAAAGCCGTACATACCATCATAGTTACCGTCATATTGATTTCTTAATGTATCAATCGAAGCAACAATACCTGGGGCAGTACCATTAAACCAAGTAGTATCCGGTACAACAGGATCGCCACTAGGTGTTTTTACATTACCGCTGTTATCAACATAAACTGAATGTCCCCATTCTAATAATGATCCGTAACCTACTCTAAAGTACAGTCTTTCTATATCGTCTAAATCCTCTTTAGAAAAAACTTTAAATTTAACTGATGCTTCTTTTAATGTACCGAAAGTATTTTTAGCTTTTACTGTTGCACTAATGATACCAGGCATAGGTTTAAAACCTGTAGATTTAGAAACATGGTAGGCTCTTGAACCTGCTGATGTTTTACTAGCGTATGATATTCCGCTTCTCATTCCACCGGGATCTAAGACGTCAGGGTTATTTTGATTTTCTGTAGACTGAGTAAGAACTCCTC